ACAAAATTCAAAGTGTTGCGCCTGATACCAAAGTAGTGGGTGCAGGTGGTCAAGTATATGACATATTCTTTTGTTCAAGAGAATCTTATTTTAATAATATGCATAAAGTGAGTAAGGCATATAATCGACCAATAGAATTAGCCGTTGAAGATATATTTACAAATAGAAAATATCTCTCTAGTAAAAAAGATATCTTTATAGAGAAAACAAAATTCCCTTGTAAACAGGTCATACCAAATATGAAACCATTTACAGCTATTGATATGTTATGTAGTAAGGCAGTATCAGAAAAATATATGAATGCAGGATATTTATTTTATGAAACATATAGGGGATATCATTTTAGAAGTATTGAATCATTATTGGCTATGGGTGGTGCAGGTAGAAGACCAGCTAAATGGAAATATCAAATGCAACAACAGAATATAAGACACCATACTGGTGGAAAAGAGATTATGAAAGATATGCACGGTGTTATGTCTTGGTCATTATCTGATCCAATAAACACTTTAGAAAATTTAAATGAAGGTGCATATGCAAATACATTAATAGAGCACGATATGTTTAATAAAATAGTGAACATAACTGAATTTAATTATGAAACTAATTGGGATAAACATTATCATACAGAAATGGTAGATAATAATACAAAATTACCTAGAGCTAAATTTGATGATACAGGTAAAAAATTAAGTGAAAAATTTGACCAAAGAGTATTTTTAAAATCTTCAACAAGTGCAGTACACACACAGGTAGGAAATGATGGAGTTACTGTAAATGCAATTGCTAGTATACCTAGTAGATTTACAACACAAAAGATAGTATCACAAAGAAAATTGTTAGAAGAAGGTATATTAACATTAATGGTGCCTGGATTATCTGTATTAAATGCAGGAGATATTATAAATTTTGATATGCCAGTAATGACACCATTGGCACATAATCAAAAACAACAGTCAAATCCATATTGGGGTGGCAGATATTTAATATATAATATCAAACATAGTATTAGTAAATCATCAGGTGAATATACAATGCAAATTAAAGCATTTAAAGAGAGTATGAGTACAGCATATCCTAGAGAAAGTGATGAGTGGTCACACGTAGGATTCTCAACAGTACACGACATTGACAACATAGATAAACAAGTAATAGATGACGCTGGTATATCAGATAAATTTGGAGTATAGATAAAAGGGGAGATTATGAGAACTATTGTGAACTGCTGAGAGAATCGCAAATTTTTTGGGGTCGCTAACGCTAGACGTGTAAGACTACCATTACAGCAGGCATTTATAGAGAATAAGACAGCAATATGACACAGCAAAACAGAACATATACAGAACATCTACAAGCATTGCCTATTGACAATGTGAGCGGAATAGTGTATAACGCAGATGAACTGATGGAACCACAGCATAGTCGCCAACGATACTATGGTAAGAGTGCGAAGCCATCCGAGTGTCCGACGGTAACCAATGTTGTTCAGAATTGGTTATTAGGTATATTTCTACCTATTACATATCTTACGCAAAGGGTCGCAAAGGGTACGCAAACCCGCCTGCGTAAAGATAATATTACACGTGGTTTTCACACTCGCCTGCGTAAAGGTATTCTAAATAGTTTACAAATGCGTAAGTGCAAGTCTTTAAAAGAAAAACAATATGGGAAAAAACTAAATGGCTGACAATAATTTTTTAGGGTTCAATAACTTTATCTGGTTCACAGGCGTTGTTGAAGACAGGCAAGACTCTTTGTTCTTGGGAAGAGTGCGAGTGCGTTGCGTAGGCATACATACGCAAGACAAAGAAGTTTTACCTACAAGTGACTTGCCTTGGGCGCAAGTTGTACTACCTGTTACATCACCAGGCATTTCAGGTTTAGGTCAGTCGCCGAGTTTTCTTGTAGAAGGCAGTTGGGTCTTTGGATATTTTAGAGATGGCGAACAATGTCAAGAGCCAGTTGTATTAGGTAGTATACCTGGCGTGCCTGCAGAAAAGCCGACAGGTGAATTTGGATTTTCTGATCCATCTGGTGTTTATCCTATTAGTGCTGGTGTAAGTGATGTTAATATGTTGGCGACTAATACTGATACGCATCCACATTTACAGGCAAGACTTGATTCTGTCGCAGTAGGTATCGCAACGGCCGATTTTAATAAAGCCACTAACGCAAAAGGTGATGAGATAGCCGCTTCAGATGGCACGATATGGAATCAACCTGCGCCAGCTTACGCAAGTGTTTATCCTTTCAATCACGTATTCGAATCTGAGTCTGGCCACATTTTTGAAATAGATGATACAAAAGGCGCCGAGAGAATTTATCAATCACACGTAACAGGCACGTCTTATGAAATAGACAAAGACGGCAACATTGTCTATCTTAACAAAGGCGACAAATACGAAATTACTTCAGGCAAACAATGTCACGCCATTACTGGTGATAGTGACATTACTATAGATGGTCGCCATAAGATTTACATTAATAAAAGCCAAATGCCAAACAATCACTATGACATACAGATAGGCCCGAATGCAAGTATTAACATACAAGTAGATAAAGGCAATATCAATCTGGTCACCGTTGATGGAGATGTAAATATGAATGTAGGTGGCAATTACAATTTACAAGTCAAAGGTGATTATACGAGTGATATATGGGGCAGTAAGAAAGAAACAATAGAAGGCAGTAAAACATCTAATACAACTATGAGTGTATTTCATAGAGGTGCCACTATTGATTTAAACTAAACATATATATTAACTCACAAAAACAAAAACAGAAAATCTGAAAAACGGCCTGTCAATTAGGCATTTGTTGTTTTTATAAAAAAATTTAAACTATAAATGCAATAACAATCATTAGATATATAACGACTTCCTTTTCCAGAAAAAAACGCCAGGATATAAATATTTCTAAAAATGTCTATTACAAAACAATCATATACCGACTTAAAAGAGTATTGGGACTTTCAACGTAAGATAGAATACAATAAAGAGAAACTTCGTGATTTAACTAAAGAAATGACTGGTCGTGTTTACAATCAGTTTGGGATGATGGATGAAAAAGAGTTATTTGATTCTCTATGGACTAAACTTCCTCAAGACGCATATGAAAATCCGCCGAGTACCTTTATCCCCGAAAATGAACATTACAGATTTGAATGGGAAGGTGAACCCAATAAACAGAAACAATTGCCTTTACATAAAAAAGGAAGACCTGTTGTCTTACGTGCAAAATCTAATACTGGTCCTATTCTACACCCCTTTGATGACTAGTGTTTATGTATTGTTAATTGTATTTGTTATTATGGCAGTTATTCTTGGAAACTTGTAAATTATATATAACTGTGTAGTGTCCGCAAGAATGCTTAGAGTACCTAAAGCACCACGACTCGGCAAATTTCAATAACGAGTATTCTTCTTATAATTCTTATTCCACAAATAGATATAGTGACCACGTCTTACATATTTTATTGTAAGAGGTTTCCATCTATCGTGTAGTCTTAATGTTTTAATGTAGGCAATACAATATTCAGGTTCCCAAGGTTCTATTCTTACACGAAATGGTGTTTTACTATATAATGCCTTTTGACAATAGACGATAAAGTCTACGTCAGCAAAGCAGTGACTATGATGGTTATGTTCTATGATGATTTTGTTTTTAGATGGTACGTCTGTAATAAGCACTTTAACCTTCTAAATTTATATTTATAATAACAGCAATGTAGGGTAATGTCAAGTCTAAAAATTTTGCGAATCAATCGTAGTTTCTATGAGCGTGTGGGAGGTCGTATAAATAGTATTATAGGAGATTATGATGACTGATAGAAATATAGAAATGATGGCGCAGAAAATAGCGCAACAACAAGATAGTGGCATTTATAGTGCTACGTATGATTTTGAAGCAAGTCCAAAAGAAACCTTTTTAGATGATATCGCAAACAACACACCCAATTCAGGTATGTTTGACGTGGTCAAGAAAAAATCAAAGAAACTAAAACATCAAGTAATTAACTTAAATAACTATGAACGTTATTGGGATAATTCAACACCCAATGGTCACCAGATTAGAATTTTAAATAAAGACGATTCTACATTGACGATTAATTGTAATTGGCCAAAAGGGTACAATCCAAGATTACACGATATAGACGAGGAGAGATATGGCGGAACTAAAAGAAAATCACAAAGACTTAAAAAGAAAAGTAAATCTACAAGAAGAGGTAAGAAATAACGATAGGTCATTTACTTCTTGGAGAGAACTCAAAGACTTGAAAAAAATTAAATTAGCATTGAAAGACAAGTTATTGAAAAGTAAAAATAATGAAAAGAATAATACAACAACTAAATAAAGAGTATCCTAAATTCTTAAAAGCAATTCCCAAATTAAGTAATAAGGATATAATGAAACACAAACTAATGAAACTATTAGAGGAGCTAAAACAATGTATGATGAAATGAATGGAGTACAAGTGTTATGGCATTTATTAACAAACTGGGAAGAAGGAAAGGGATTATATTTTATAATGGCGTTTGCTATGATTGCAATATGTTTTTCTATATGGTCAGATAAACATTTAGATAATGAATACAAAGCGAAACCTGATGAATATAATTATTGGATGTAATGAGTATAGAAATAGACGTATTAAAAGGTGGCAATTTAAATTTTGGTCCTTATGTTGCACTCTATAAAATTCACGAAGAATTTTTAGAAGGACTTTTACAAAGAGGTGAAAAGTGTAGACCTGGTTCAAGTAATAGTAATTTGGCTGGTATAATGGACGACCAAAGAACTTTTACGCAAGAAGATAAGAAATGGTTTATAGAACATTTCCAACCTTACATAGATAATTACGTTGAAGATTCAGCACGATATGTTGGTCAAGAAATTAATTATAATAATGGAAGTATATCAAACAAATTTACTCTTATGTCTTTATGGATTAATTTTATGAAAGAGAACGACCAAAATCCAGAACACTCTCATAGTGGTGCGTTATCTTGGGTTATCTTTTTAAAAGCTCCTGATTTAACAGAAGAACGAAAAAATTATAAAGGTAAGAGTTATGGACCAGGTGGAGTTACGTTTCATTATGGTGAAAATCAATCTTGGGCACAACACTCATATGGTTATATGCCTGAAGTTGCTGGGATGTGGATATTTCCTGCACAATTAAGACACCGAGTAATGGCTTATAAAACACCAGGTGAAAGAATTAGTGTGTCAGGTAATTTATATTTTAATCCTCCTAATGATACATCAAAGACAATTGAAGAAGTAAACTTACAAAGACAAAATATGGACTTTGCCCAAAAAGTAGCGTCTGAAATAAGGTGAGATTAATTCAACCAATATTCGCCAGTTATTCTACAAGAGATACTGGACTAGGTGAAAGAAATAAAATCTATAATGCGTGGAAAGAAGTTAATGAACGTGTTAAGAAAGATATAGATTTAGGCGTAAAAGAATTTCTTTTATTCTATGTACCTGAATTTAAATTAGGAGAAAAATCTGATACACATAGAGGTGATGAACATATTGATTCACATAAGTTTGACCAAGTGTGTGTAACTGCCGCTAGTCTTTCAAGAGATATACAACCACATTGTAGATTAATTGTAGATGTATGTTTATGTTCATACACGCAAGACGGACATTGTTGTATCATAGGCGACCAAGAAAAAACAGATAAATTATTATTACAATCAGCAAAAGATATTTACACAGCGTCAGGCGCCACAATTGCACCAAGTGATTGTCAAGATAATACAGTTAAGAATATAAAATCATTAAAAGATGGTAATATAGAAGTTATGAGTTATAGTACAAAGTTTCGTTCAACATTTTATAGAGGTTGGCGTAATGCAATGAAGATACCAAAAGGTATTCATAGACCATATCAATTAGATGTACACGATAGAGAAGGTGCAATTAATCGTTCTATAAAATATTCAAATGATGGTGCAGATGAATTAATGTTAAAACCTGGTATTACTAGTTTAGATTTAATTAAACCTATCAAAGAAGCAACAAATAAACCTGTTGGTGTTTATCAAACATCTGGAGAATATCTAGGTGTAGGTGCGCCTGGTAGTTTAGAAGAAACATATCATATATTCAAAAGAGCAGGTGCAGACTATATGATTACTTACGGAGCAAGACGGTTAGCAAGACATCACTCATAAATAGTAGTATTATGAGTAAATACTACCAAGTGGTAGAAGACCTAGAGATTAATTTAGAGGAGTTAATAGCGTGTTATGAAGAGTTTAGAGAATCAAAAGGTTTTTCTACAGATAATCCTGATAATATAGATTTCAATGCTATATGTATCAACCGTAAACCTGGAGACCCCAAATCAATCTCTGGTGGTAATATCCGTGGAATCTATTGGACCTATCCAGATAATTCAGGTAAAGAAGAACAAAGACTTGAAGAAGTTGAAGAAGAGAAATACACCCAAATTTGTCCAGAATTTAAAGGCACGTATATTGAGACTCTTTACGAATATTTAACATTAAGATTTAAGTTAGGTCGTGTTCGTTTTTTAATGAAACCACCTAGAAGTTGTTTAAGTTGGCACCGTGATCCAGAAAAGAGATTACATATCCCAATGATAACAAATGGTGGTAGTAGAATGGTTATTGAAGATGAGAGTTTTCATATGCCAGCTAATGGAAATGGCTATATTACTGATAATACTAAATATCACAACTTTTTTAATGGTGGTGAAACGTCAAGAGTTCACCTAGTTGCGACTTTATTACCTCCTAAAGAGATAAACAATGGTGGATTGTTAAATATTGATGTTTAGTCTTGTTCAGAATACAATGTTTGCGAGTATAGAGCTAAAATAAACATAGCAATTCCTAACAATGACAAAGTACCACACAAAAACCAATTATCGTTCATAGGAATTCCTTTATAACCTCCGTCAATTGCGCCAACAGCTCCAATTAACATCAAAGTACCTAATATTGAACAAATAATTGTTGTATATTCGTATAGTTTTTTCATAATGTTTCCTTTTTTCAACTTATACGTTAAATATATACTAAAAATTTAAGAAAGTCAAGGGAAAAATTCAAAAAAAATGAGAAAAATCAAGATTTTATTACTATTTTGTTCGCTTTTTGTTCTAGTTTCTTGTGGAAACGTGCATAATTGCAGATTTTCCTATGATATTGAGAAATTCCCGAGTCGTTCTGGACTTTACACTTGTAATTTTTAGTATAAATATATCACTATGACTTATTGCAACAATTGTGGTAGGGAATCCCATTGTGGAGAACCGAAATTTGAAATGATGGAAGCTAGGAAAATAGAAATTTGTAAATATTGCAGATGTGATGATAAAAAATGTAAAAGAAAGTTGAGAAAACAGAATGTCAAAAGAAAGAAAATTTAAGTTTACTGATAATAAAGATATTAATGAAGAAATAACGTCTATGAGTTGGAAAAAGGCAGTTAAATCTTTTCAAAATAAAGTAAAAACACCTTTAATCTTTATTGAGTGGATAAGTAAGAAAGGTGTTGAAATGACAAAATGGCAAAAACTACCCATTGGTAGAAAAGATAAGTTAGGAAAATAGAATATGTCAAATATTGATACGTTAGTAGAACAATTAGGTAAATTAACAGTAGTTGAAGCAGGTGAATTAGCAAAAAAATTAGAGAAAACTTGGGGTATAGATTTAGCGGCTATACAAGGAAGCGCACCTGCACCTGTACAAGAAAAAACAGAAGAGTCTTTATTCAAAGTTACGTTAACAGGTTTTGAAGATAGTAAAAAAATTAGTGTAATTAAGGCAGTTAGAGCATTTAAAGATATGGGATTACTTGAAGCAAAGAATTTTGTTGAAGGCGTTCCTTCTGTAATTGCAGAAGACCAACAAAAAGAAGAAGCAGATAAGATTAAAAAAGATATAGAAACAGCTGGAGGCAAAATAGAAATAAAATGATAGAACCAATAGACACAAAAAAAGTAAAAGAATGGTTTACTAAAAGTTCAGTACCAAATTGGGTTATAGTAGTTATCGTAGTTATTTGGATAATTGCGTAATGCCAAAGCTTTGTAGGGATTTAGATTTAGGCACAACTGGTCACGGTTGTGATGCTGTAATAGGTGTTAAAGCAACACAATTTACAGTTAGAGCAAATAATAAACCAGTTGCTAGACTTAATGATCCTACATTACCACATACTAGACCACGACCTCCTCCACCACCGTGTATGCCACATATGGCAAAGGTTAACATAGGTTCTTCTACAGTAAGAGCTCAAAATATACCTGTTGCAAGAGTTGGAGATTCTTATGATGGTGGAGCAATGATTCAAGGTTCTGATACAGTAAGAGCGGGATAACTGTTATAAATATTACAGTTATGGCACAAAACAATCAAGCATTTTTAGGCGATTATACACCACACGTCAAAAGTTCTAGTAAAAGGCAATCTAGGAAGTTTAAAGATTTAGATTTAGACTTTGGTAGACATCCAGTTACTAATGATGTTAATGTGGTTGAAGACGCAATAGCAATAAAAAGGTCAGTAAGAAATTTAATACAAACAAATTTCTATGAAAGACCTATGCATCCAGAATTAGGATGTGGTATAAGAGAAATGTTATTTGAAAATTACTCACCAGTAATTTCAATATATATCAAAAGAAAAATAGAAGAAGTTTTAATTAATAATGAACCAAGAATTAGATTAACTGGTATTACAGTAAATGGAGATGATTTTGAAAAAGGGGCAAGAGCAGAAGAAGCTAATGAATTTTTATCTGGCGCAACCGAGATTGATAACAATAGAGTAGTTATAGATATTTTTTTTGATATTATAGGAGTACCACAACCACAACAAGTTTCAATAAATTTATATAGGGTAAGATAAGATGGCACAACACAAATTAGAAATATCAGAATTAGATTTTGACGCAATAAAAGCTAATTTAAAAACTTTTTTACAAAGTCAAACTCAATTTCAAGACTATGATTTTGAAGGTTCAAGTTTATCTATTTTATTAGATGTTCTATCTTATAATACTCACTATATGTCTTACATTGCAAATATGTCCACAAATGAAATGTATTTGGATAGTGCAGACATAAGAAAAAATATTGTTTCATTAGCAAAGATGTTAGGATATACTCCTACATCTCCTAGAACACCAAGAGCACAAATTGATGTTGTTCTTAATAATGCAACTGGTTCGTCTGTAACTATGCAGAAGGGAACAGTTTTTACAACTACAGTTGATAAAGTAGATTACGAATATGTAACTAACGCAGATATAACAATTACACCAGAAAATGGAGTTTATAAATTTAATAATGTACCTCTTTATGAAGGTACATTGGTTACATTTAAATATACGTTTGACTCAAATGATAATGATATGAAATTTGAAATACCTAGTGATAGAGCAGATACTTCAACTTTAAAAGTTACCGTGCAAAATAGTAATACAGATACAACTCAAACTGTTTATTCTTTAGCAGGTGGTTATAATGATGTTTCAAGTGATTCAAAAGTTTATTTTATACAAGAAGGTTCTGAAAACAAATATGAAGTATATTTTGGTGATGGTGTTACTGGTAAGAAATTAGAAGATGGTAATGTTATTATATTAGAATACATTGTAACTAATACAGTAAAATCAAATGGTGCTTCAAAATTTTCATTGTCAGGTAATATTGGTGGTTTTACAAATGTAACTATATCAACTGATTCAAATTCATCAGGTGGTGCAAATGCAGAAACAAATGAATCAATAAAATTTAATGCACCTTTACAATACGCTGCTCAAGATAGAGCAGTTACATCAACTGATTATGAAACGTTAGTTAAATCAATTTATCCAAATGCTCAATCTGTAAGTGCTTGGGGTGGTGAAGATGATGAAACTCCACAATATGGTGTTGTAAATATTTCAATCAAAGCAAAATCAGGAACAGTATTATCAGATACATCAAAAGCAGATATTGTAACTCAATTAAAACCATATAACGTTGCTTCAGTAAGACCAGTTATAAAAGATCCAGAAACAACTTCTGTATTAATTACTTCAAATGTTAAGTATGACGCAAAGGCAACAGCAAAAACTGCTGACACTATAAAGGCAGATGTTATTGATTCATTAACAACTTACAATGCTTCTACTTTACAAAGGTTTGATTCAGTATTCAGATATTCAAAAGTTACAGGTTTGATTGATAGTGCTGATACAAGTATTTTATCAAACATTACAACTGTTAAAATTAGAAAAGATTTCCAACCAATAATTAGTACATCTTCAAAATATAATATCTATTTTAGAAATGCATTATATAATCCACATTCTGGTCATATGTCAAGTTCAGGTGGAATATTAAGTTCATCAGGATTTAAAGTAGATGGTAATGCTAACGAATGCTTTTTTGATGATGATGGCGCAGGTAATGTAAGATTATATTATTTGTCAAGTGGAGTAAAATCTTATTTAAATTCAACACAAGGTACAATTAATTATTCAACAGGTGCAATAACACTTAATTCAATGAACATTGTTAGTATATCAAATATTGATAATGTTGCTTCAACAGTAATACAATTAACTGTAGTACCAAATTCTAATGATGTTGTTCCAGTTAGAGACCAAATTGTTGAAATTGATATTGCAAAATCAAGAATAACAGTTACAGCTGATAGTTTTGTAGGAGGAAGTGCTGAGGCAGGTGTCGGATACACAACTACTTCCAGCTACTAATGACTAATGGCAAAATTTACTGATAAAATTTCATCAATACTTTCAGGACAATTACCTGAATTCATAGTTAGCGAACATCCAAAGTTTGCTGAAT